GTCGCTAACACCTCATCGGATAAGCCCTGGGTCGCCGCTTCGCGGCGCTCCCGGCGGGCACTGTCCGCCGCGGCCAGCTCCTCTAACCACGCATCCAATGCCTCCCGTGATGGCGTGCTCTTGGCAAACTTCAGGAACCGCCGGACCTCCTTCGCCTCCCGTAGGAACACACTCGCTCCCTTCGCGTAGGTGATGTAATACCTGCCGTTGGTATCGAGAGCACTCTCGACGCTGATCGCAGGACCTAAAGCAAGTCGCTCGCGTTTCATTAGTACGTGCGGAAAGAAGACCCACCTGTCGCCCAACGGCGTAGGGGGGCTAGGTAGTGGATGCAGTAGCCCAGCGCGTCCACGGGGCCGCTCACGTCATCCAGGCCGCCGATCCCCTTCTCCGGCTTCCCGTCCTTCGCGTAGCACTGCTGCTCCATCGACTTGATCAGGTACTTGCAGCGGTTGTGGACTTTCAACCGATCCGCCATCAGCAGCACGTTGATGCAGTTCACCCGGTCTGCGATCTGGGGGTTGGCCTGCTGCGCCTTGATCGTGAACCCCCCTTTGCGCAGCAGAGACAGGTCCGATTCCGCTGCGTTGGTGGTGGTGCGCTGCCGTGATGCCGCGTCAGGGATGATCACCACATTCCCGTCCTCCACATGCCGGGGGTAGGTCTCCTGCAGCAGCCTCACCAGCGCAGGGGTGTCCTTGGGGTAGTGCTCCGCCACCACGTGGAACTCTTCACCCCTACGGACCACCACCTCGGTGAACACGGCACCGACGTTGAAGTCCACCCCGATCAGCAGGCGATCCTCAGCCTGGATCTCCGTGTCGCACCAATGCCGGTCCCTGTCAAACGGGTGATAGACGGTGGTGTTTTCAAGGTTGGTGAACTCGCCGTTGATGTAACTGGCGATCAGGTTGGCGTCGTAGTTCTGGTACAGCGACTCGACAAAGCCCGCCGGGAGATGGGGATTGTCGGTCGTCTTGGCCTTGATCAGCCGGCGGTCAGGGGTGTCACCATTCTCAACGAAGGTGCGGTACATCCACTTGTAGCCCTCAGGCGTTGAGGCGACTGCTAACTGGGGCTTTTTGCCGCCACGAAGTCGGGCCAAAAACATTTCACTCGCTTTCTGCGCAACTTCCATGGGAGAAGTATCAATTTCATCGGCCAAAACGAAGCTCAAATTAAAACCTCGCACCCTATTCCATGTCTCGGTAGCTCTACAAATCAACGTGGCGGGGCCGTTGGGGCAATGGACAATGTATTCGGGCTGTGGGGATACCCGAAAGTCGTATTCGATCTGGTGTTCTGCTAAGAAGTCGTCGAAACTGCGCATCCATACGTCTCTTAGCAGGATGTTGGTGGGTTCGAAGACGGCTCCCACGGTGTTTGGATTGTCCATGCACAGTTTGAGAGCCTTGGCGCACAAACTTCTCGTCTTTCCGCTGCCAAACCCTCCGCAAAACCCCAAGATGAGGTGCTCGTTGTCGTCTACAAACTCCTTCTGGGCCGGGAGTAGGCCCGCGTAGATGCGTTTCTTCAGCGAGGCGTAGCTCTCCGTGCAGCGGGTGCTGGTGCGCTGCGGAGGCTCCAGCACGTTCCCACCGGCGATCACACTCAAAATCGACACCCACTACCCCCACCTGGCCCTTACTTATGAGGATAGCTACCTCAGGAGGTGGGGGTAGGGGATGGGGGTGGGGCTTCAGGGGACGTTGGCTATATCACTAATGGCGTTATAGGGTATGGGGGCTAGGTAAGTAATGGCGTTATTGGGGGTGGTTTGCTGTTAGAGGCGCGGGGTGTAAGCATCCTCCCGCTGCGCATCGCCGTGGGGGCAGGGTCTGCCGCTCCCGCGGTGCGCCCGATGCACTGCCGGTGGGTTAGGTGGCGCCTAGTGTCTCAGACTAGTGTTCACAAACAGGGCAACACATGCGCTGCCCCGGTGATCACGTGGCAACTAGGTGTGCCTGCCCCCTGACGGGGGGCATCGATGTGTGAGGGAGCTCAGCCCGACTCAGCTACCACTGCCAAGCGTCAGCTACCGCTACCCACTCGCCTCAGCCACCACCGCCTCAGCTACCACTGCCACGGGTTAGCTACCGCTCCCCCTCGCCTCAGCTACCACTGCCCCACACGCCAGCTACCACCGCCTCAGCCCGCCCGGTGCCAGGTGCGCTAGCTGGTGAGGAGTCAGCGATGCGGCGAGTCTGCCCCCACGGCTCGCATGATCGCAGCACGCGCTCCGACCGCTGCGCTGTACTGCCGATCCTTAGTTGCTAGTTCCGCTAGGTGGGCTAGTGCAGTCAGTTGTTCTGAGACGAACTCTTCGCGTGACAGCTTGAAGGTTTCAACCAGCCGGCTCCGCGCTTCCTTCATGTAGTTAGCAAACTGCCGCTCACAGACTGACACCCCATTGTCGGCAAGGTGCTGCATGATCGATGCCCGGCTGGCACCTTTGCACAGTTGCTCGAACACCAGCTGCACGCGTCGCTCAGATTCAGCACGCGTCGCCTTTGGCACCCTTGGATCCTTACGTTCTGTGTCCTAACTTGCCATGCCGCCGACCCGGTGCCCCGGCACCCTTGCTAGGTGACCCTTAAATACGTATGATGGAGCTTGAGGCGGGACCATCGCACACCCCGCCCCATCCCCCTATCCCTAACCACACCACACCATGGCAACCCTTACCACCATCGCCGCTCTCTTGCTAGTGGCTGTTCTGCTCCCGGTGCTGTTTCTCCTATGGGCTAGCGAGTCCAGAGAACAGCGGATTCGCAGATGGCGCGCTGCTGGCGCGTCGCAACAGCTGATCGCTGATCGCATCGGCTGCAGCCGCGCCACTGTGCGCCGCGCACTCGGCGCTGCGTTCTGAGGCGACACGATGCTGCGCACCCTTGCCCCCATCGCAGCCGCGGCCGTTCTCACGGTCGCCAGCTGCGCCGCAGCCCTTGCCGTCACGGCAGCTGCTAACCGTGCCCTGGCCGGTGCGGCGTGCCGCATCGAGGCACGCGCTGCCCTGATCAGCGCCGACCATTGCGCCTTGCGCTGACCCTGAGAAGTTACCTGTAACCCTTACCTCACACCATGCTCACACTTACAACCACAACCACCAGAACCGAAACTCTCCGCGACAACGCTGCGGCACCTGACGTGCGCAACCTTGTCAGCCACACGATCGACGGTCGCGGGCTTGTGACCGTTGGCGGGTCACACATCCAGATCAGCGACCCTTACGGCGAGGAATCGCGCCGAGAGTTTATCTACTACAGCGACAGCGGCGCCGTGCTGGATGCGATCGTCGATTATGTGGCAGCGCTTCACCGTGAGGTGATCCGCGCTGTTGATCGTGGCGATCTTGAAGCTAACCGCAGCGCACAGTGTCAGGCTGAGAGGTTGCGCCGTATCGCCGGTGCGATGGGCCAGGTCTACAGCGCCCCCACATCCGCCACAGTGGAGGGCTGAGCCGTGAACAGCCCCCGTCCCGGTTTCACTGCAAGCGGCCGGAAGCTTGACGCCATCGCTCCCGGTGGTGCGGGTCAATTTCTAGACCCGCCAAACTATCCGACGCACAGTGCCCACGTGGAAACCGATAGAACCCGCCGCAAAGAAAACCGCGGCTGTGTGTCTCTCACCCACGCGGTTACCTGCGACTGGATCAGCGCCGACACTCGCGGCCGCGCGGCAGGGATGATCAAGCGGTGGCACGCCAATCCACCGGCGATTGATTCAGAGCCAGTGCAACGATGGATCTCTCAAGTGTTGGGCTACTTCCGCGGCTGCTACGTTCCCGAATCTGGAAGTCGTAACGCGTCGGATCTAGTAATTGACCGTAACCGCGATCCTGTCAAGCACGCGGCCGATCATGCCGGCGTCCGGCTAATACGGGATTTCTACCCTGATTTCACGCCAACCACAGAACATTTTGTTTCCGCCAAATGGGGAAGTTAACCCTTACCCTTTGCCAGCCATGAACCACACCCTATTTGACCGGATGACAGACGATCAGCTAATTAGCTGTGCCGAGCGTCAACTAGAGAAGTTCAACCGTGCGTGGGTGCTGGTGATGCGTACGCACTACAAATCCGGTGCTCACATCGACGCCAGCGCTGCGATGGATAGAGCCTACAAGGCGCTCGGAGAGCTGCAGCGGTACATCTACAGCAACCGCGCCGCTGCCGTCCACGATAGGTTCTGTGCGGCCGCTAATTGGCAGGAGCGCTGCTAATGGGTCAGTCCCGTGCCACCGACGCCGAACTGCGCAAGCGTGAGGCCGATGCGCTAGAGCTCCTGGCCGCGGGATGCGGAACTGCCTACAGCGCTCAGATCCTTTCTGAGCGTTACGGAGTCTCGATCCGTACCGCAAGGCGTTACGTTCAATCCGCATCCTTTGAACTTTGCGAGAATCTCGACCCTGCAGAGTTGGATAGACAGGCTCTCCTGGTGCTACATCGCTTGGATCTCCTATCCGGCAAAGCCGCCGCAGCTGGCGACGACACCATGGCAGTCCGCGCTTCCAAGGCACACGCAGCCGCGCTAGCAGCGTTTCGGCGTGCCCTAACCGTCCCGGCGGGATCTCGGTTCCGGCTCCCAACATCCCGCGGCCAGCCTGCCGGTGAGGATGACCTGCCGTTCTAGCTGCCCCCACGCTTCCAGCCCCCACGCCAGCCGGTGTGTGGGCTTTTTGTGTCCCTATTGTGTCCCGCGCAAATCGCCCCGGCTGGGCTAGGATCCCCACGTCTGCAGCGATGCAGGCACCAAACGACTAAGGATCTCACCATGAACCACCGCCTCACGACGGACGGGACCTCCCTAACTGTCCTGGAATCCCTTGTTCTGGCACGACTGGCGATCAATGGGCTCCCCCGGATCGCTGAACTGAGCCGCCTCTACGGCAGGTTTCAGGAGCACCTCGATGATCTAGAGGCTGATCTCCGCTCAGCCTGTGGAGATGTTGACGCTGTGCTCTGTCCACCACGCAAACGATCCACTGCTAGACGGTGCAGCTGCAGCTGACACCACGGGAGCCTCCGGGCTCCCTTTTTTCTTGCCCAACGGTGAGAACGATTATCGTTCCCATCCTCACCCCTTGCTGCGACCCATTCTCAATAGCCCCAAGGCCCCAACGCCCCGTCACCCCACAAGCAGGGGGATGTAACGTACCCATATAGCGGTCGGTCCTACCCGTAAGGCTGGACGCGGTGTTGCAGGTGTCGTTTCCTGCGACTGAAACCGTATCGGAGGCCGCTAACCCCTTCCCCCTTGAATGGCCCTGAATGGCCCTGAATGGCCTCAGGGTGAATGTCCCCCATGAATGCGATTTTTAGGGGTGAATGTCCCCCATGAATGGCCTCAGGGCCCCGTCCCCAACCCCGTCGCATGAATGGGTTGTGGGCCCTGAATGGCCCGGTGACCGTGGTGATAGCCGCTGGTGTAGGCAGTGCTGAGAAACAGCAGCTCAAGTGCCACGAATCCGTAGATCCAACGCATAGTCCGCTTCCCAGAGGTCGGGGCCGTGCTGCCAGACGATCTCAACCGTGGGCTCAAACCACTCGTCGTAATACTCCTGGACGAGGGCTTCGAGGATGACGTGGAGGTCCTTGCCCTCATGGAGTCCCTGCAGGTGATGAATGAGGGGAGTGTCGGTGTCATTGCGATGCAAGACGATGGTGGTGTGCTTTTGAGAGGGGTGTGGGTTAGGGCGAACGAGTAGATCAAGCCAGGACATCGGGATGAGCCTCCTGATAACGCGCCAGGCGATCAAAGAACTCCACTTCACACTGATCCAACAGAGCCTGATCCAGGGTGTAGACATCAGGGCTACCCATTTGACGGGCGACGATGAGGAGGGCGTTATCGACTTCGATGCCGTATGTCCAGCGGATCCCTGCCCTGTAGGCAGCCAGTTGAATGAAGTACCCACCCCGCATCATTTCGGAGTCGGGGTCGCGGTATTTGGCTGAAGTCTTCCAGTCGATCAACTGAATGGAGGTGGAGTCATAGGTCCACCCCAGGCAGTCAGCGGTGCCGCTGAAGCCAGCACCATGCCAGATAGGGAACTCCACCCCTAGTGCTGAATGGAAGTTGGTGTCTAGCCATTTACGGAGGGAACGCCAGTACCCCCCAAAGACGAGGTGTTCGCTGGTGGGTTTACCGAGGATCCAGTTCTCGGCTTGGGTGTGGAGGTAAGTACCACGGGTTCTGGCAGCGAGGGAGCGTTGCTCAGCACCTGGACGATCTAGCCAGGCTTTGAGGGCACGTTTGGCATCCTCAGATTTGGTATCACCAACGATGGTGGTGACAGAGGGGAGTTTGCCAAGGGGTGTTTGGTAGCCCGATTTATCTTCACAGCGAATAGCGAACCCCCGCGGTTCTGGCATGGAGCTAGCGGGGGATGGCTTCATGCTGGTGTGGAGATCAGGGGGTAACGGGTGCCAGTGGTGTAGTCAATGGCCAGTTCAACGATGTTGACTTC